CTACTGACTGCCGCGGAGGTCCGCCAAGTACGCATTGGTGACCCCGGCCCGATTCGAACGGGCGACCTTCCCCTTAGGAGGGGGGCGATCCGGCCATACACCGCAGTACTTAAAGAACACACTGTGCCAGAGCTGTGCCAAGTAGGACAGGGGCATGTTCCTAAGCAGCAGCATCGAAGTCGCTAAGGATACGGTCGAAGATTCGCTCAAATTCCGTGAAAGTGGAGACAAGTTCGCCAATTATCGGGTCGTCAGAGGTGATAGTTGGCATAGCATGCGACCCGCGACGCCGACAGATTTCCAGAACCGGTCGAGCTGTCATCATCCCAGCGTTGAACAACTCCGGAAGAATGAACGCTCTGTTCATCTTTAGCGTGTCGACTGCGGCCACGTAAGCGTCACGAACATGCTTGGCTCTCTCCTCAAACCCCGCAGGATCCCCAAAGAAGTCGGTAAGACCAAACGCTCTAGCAGTAGGAGGAAGTCCGGCGAGCGCGTCGTATACAGCGCAGGCCGCAGTGTATTTACGCTCTGCGAGTCGCAAAGCGATGGCTGTTTTCAAATGCTGCCGAGCCTTCAGCCGTTCGGCCTCGGCGATCAGCGTGACCTTGTGCGTCTCCACTGTTTGCGCTAGCTCGGAGCTCAAGCGCGCGTGATCGAGCGCCAAGCTTGCCCGCTCGCGCTCAAGCCGACTCGCCATGGACGCCGCCAGGGATTGCTTAATCTTCTCTCGCCAGAAAAATGCCCCAATGCCAACGAGCCCCCCTACCCCGCCTAGAGCCTGGAGGCCCTTCCACAAGGCGCCCATCACCTTTCCAATATCGTCCATGTTCACCCCCTCAGATTCGGAGGCAGTGTGCACGGGTGCAGGAGGTTTGTGGAGGGGCCGGCGGCTTAGAAGTCTGCCTGACTCTGGACACGAATCAAAGACTTGCATTGAATTGATTTCTGGAAGCCAACCGCCTGAGCCTTTGCGGCACAAGGGGGCTATCCGGAGTTTTCTGGAAGCAAAGCCGTCAGATGCGAGGGTGCTGCCGCCCGCTCGCGCTCAGCCGCCCCTTCCTTGGATCCGTCGCCCTGGGCTTGGTCACCGCCGGCGGCCGTATCGGCGCCAAAGCCGCCATCACCCGGGCGGAGGCAGCTGCAGCCGCCTCGTCCAGACGCTGGGCCTGCTGCAGCTGCTCGCGGGTCGGGGGCAAGCCGGGCAGCGGCGGCGCCGGCTGGATGGGGGCGCTTTCGGTCAGGCGCACAACCGCCTGGCGCAACGGCAGGTCCGGATACAGCCTGGCCGCGCACCAGCGCTCGGCGAAGCGCTTCCCCTGACGCAGGCTCACCACTCTCACGTTCTTGGTCTGCCACATCTTCAGCGCATTGAGCGTCATGCGCAGGCCGCCAGCGCGATCAGGGGAGAGGCTGGCTACCTCCCGGCCGTTCCACCACAGAGCCCAACGGTCGCCCGTCTGCACCCACCCGGCTGGGATAGGAGCGGTCCTGAAGCCCTGGTAGCCGAGGGATGGAAGCATGGCCGGAAGGATACGGCCGGCCGTCGCAGATCCTGCGAACACGGCCGCCACTTGCCTGAACCATTGAACTGCGGAGATTCGACTCGGCTCGAGCCGGCTCCTTTCGGTGCCGGCACGGCGCTGCTCAGGCGCCCCCGGGTTGAGCGGCCAATGGCCCTAGGTCCGGCATGGCCAGAGTGCGCCAGCCGACAGTTGGTCGCCATCGGGCAACTGCGCGACACCAGGTCGGCATGCCCCTACACGCGCCGGGCACAGGTGGCGGGGCTACCCTCCAGCCATGTGCGGAAGATTCGTCCAGCTCCCGGTTGTCGACTTTGGCCAGCCCGGCCTGGCTGATCTCGCCCCGGGCTTGGCCAGCATCCAACCAAGCTACAACTTGGCCCCAACCCAGCGGGCATCCATCATCCTCGACCGCGGCGAGGGCCGACAGGTAACCCGGATGGCTTGGGGCCTGCTGCCGTTCTGGGCCAAGGCCAAGGGCCTGCAGGGCTCCACCATCAATGCCCGCATCGAGACGGTGGCCACCAAGCCGGCATTCCGCACGGCCTTCAAGAAGCGCCGTTGCGTCATTCCCATGGCCGGGTACTACGAGTGGTCGGTAAGCCCCGAGGACGGGAAGAAGGATCCGTGGTTCATCCACGCCACTGGCCCGCTGCTGGCCGCCGGCCTGTGGGAAGACACCAGCCCGCTGCTGCCCGATGGCAACTTGGGCACGTTCACGATCATCACTGGCGACAGCAGCGGCGTGTCGGCGGATGTCCACGACCGCATGCCGGTGTGGCTGAATGCCGGCCAGATCGATGACTGGATGGCTGCCGGCGCGGAGGACGCCATGGTCATGCTCATGGCGAGTGAGCCGCCTGCCATGGAGGCCTACCGCGTCAGCCGCGCGGTCAACACCCCGCGCAACAACACGGAGGGGCTGTTGGAGTCTGTGCCCTAAATCTGCGGCTGCGCCACGATCTCCTCCGCACCGAGGTCGTACTCGGCCGCGGTCACATACGGTGCCGCGGCCTGCGGTGACACGAAGAAGTTGAAGATGGCGCCAGAGCCATCGGTGGCGCGGAAGATCAAATGCACCTTCCCCGGGTTATCCGCGTTCTCGATCTTCTGGTACAGCTGTGCACGTGCAAGCATGGTGTATCTCCTGTAGGAAAAGCGGGGCAAGAGCCAGCCCCGCATGGCTTACTGCTGTTCGATAGAAATGACCGAAAGGCTCTGAGTAATGGTTTGCCCCTCGAAGCTGCCCGACTGGTGGCTAACGGTCTGCTCGGTGAAGCTGACAATCTCGGCGCGGTAGCTGCGGCGGGTGGTCCCATCCGTGTTGTCGTTGAGCGTGAGCGATGCGGACCACCCAGAACTAGCAGTGTCAGGCCCGTCGATCTCGTTATTGATGATCACGCTCCCGGTGATCGGGATCTGCTGCCACAGGGCTTCAGCCTGCCCATCCAGTTGGCGGTACAGATTGATGACGCCACCGTTAGTGCCAGCACCAGCCACAAAGCCCTGCGGTCCAAGCGCACTTTTGGTCCGGATGTGCCGCCGGTTGTAGCCGACGACCACCTGCTTGTTCCGCCCGTTAGTGTCAAACGGGCCGACCAGGACACCGTTGCCGGTGGTCTGGATGCTTGAACTCTGGTTCGCGTTGCGCAAGATACCTGCCGCAATTGCACCACCCCAGTACGCATTGCCGTTGCGATCCATCCACATGGTCGCGTTTGCTTTGTTTGCGTTGGCCGCGCCGACGTTGGGCCCGAAGTAGTCCACCAGGCCATCCGTGCCGAAGCCATTACCAATGATGCGCTGCGAGCTGCCGGACCAAACGCGCAGATAGCCTTTGGTCATTTCAAAGCCGTCAGCCCCGCCCGGCGTGAGAATGTTCACCACATTCGCAAGGAAGTTGATCTCCGATGTTTCTGCGGTAGCGTTGACCTGCATACCTGCGATCATCTTGTCTGCGCGTACGGACAAACTCCATTCGGCGGAGCTTTCGAGGCCGCCCGCAGCCCACGCTGGCGGCGCCGTAGCGTTGTCAGGTGCTGCCACCAGCATCGGGCGAAATACCCAGAAGAACGGGTTATTTTGCCCGATGCCGATAACAGTCACACGCAACAGAACTGTAGCCGCATCGGCAGGCGCCTTGCCGAAGCCGGATATACGCGGAAGGTTCTGCAGGCCACCCGCACCGCTACCGTTGTAGTCAGTCAATGTGGAGCTTGCAAACTGTGCAGCCACCTGGCCATTAGCGCGGAAGAAGATCAGTTCCAGCCGCACCGAACAACGATGACAGTTGAGCCATCCTGAGTAACTGTAATTCTGGCCCGGCTCGCACGCCACGCGCTTGACGAGATCCACCCAACTAGCCGCACCGTTCGCAACAGTCTGTCCGCTCTGCGCGCCCATGCCCGTGATACCTGGCGGGTTCCACGCTTCATCGCCGGTCGGATTTCCGAGGGCGCCAAAACCGTTGTTATTTGAATCCCAATGCCAGCCATCAGGCTTCCACAGTGGGAAGGTGCTGTTTACCAGCATGTTTCCGCCGAGTGCCTGATTGTAGACCTGCACGCGCATTTCCTGCACAACCTGAGCGTCAGCCTTGCCACCGATAGCTGCCTGCACGCCATCAATCCGCGTAGCCTGTGCGCTGATTTGCTGGCCTTGCTGGGTCACTGTCGCATTCAGCGCACTTACGCCGCTGGCCGCACCAGCCGCGGTCTGCTGCGCGTTGTAGGCTTCGGTCACATCCTGCAGTACAAAGTCATCCCAGATCAGCTGGGTTGCACTTTTGGTTGCGTTGGCACTATTCAACTGGAAGATTGCGCGATTCTTGCCAGCGGGAATGCGAACGTAGCCGCTCACCTTGGTCCACTCGGTTTCAGAGATTGCCGACAGGCTGATGCTCTGAAAGTTGGGATAGCTGGCCGAGTTGCCATTCTCACTGACATTGAAACGCAGCTGCACATTGCCTGCTGCTGGCCCCACGCGCTTCGCCCAAGCCTCTGCGTAGTAGACACGATCAGGTGCCACATCGAACGTGCCCAGCGAGATCGAGCGCGTATTGCTGGCAAAGCTGACAGTCATCGCGTTGGTGCCAGTGCGCCCTCCAGTGGTGACAAGCGCCCAGGTCTGAATGACCGTACCAATCGGGCGAGCTTCAAAGCTGCCATCGAGGTACATGTTGCTGCCAGCACGGTTCCCCTGATCTACAACCGCTGTGACGGTGGTGATCGCGTTGCCCTGGGAAGTCACCGTGCCCTGCAGCGCAGTCACAGTGCCTGTCAGTGTGGTAGTGGCAGCAGCGTTGATGGCCGTCTGCTCGGCCAGCTCGTCGGTCGACAGCTTGTAGCCACTGGCGGTGTTACCCAGTTGCGCCTGCACGTTGTCCCACTCGACCCACTGGTCAGCGATGCCCAAGCCATAGGCGCGAACGTAGACCTGACAGAATGCCGCGGTTGCCGGCGCATTGGCGGTGAAAATCTTCCGATCCCAGCTGCCTGCGGTAACCAGCCTTGCCGGGTCTGCGGGCGTGCCGCTGTAGCTGATCGTCTGGTTGTTGGTGTCCTGCCAACGGAACTGCAGAAACACACGTGCTCCCGGCGTTCCCCGCACGTATGCTGACAGCGTGACCGGCTTGCCAGGCTCCACCGACATGGTCTTGCTGGCACTGGTGGTCGTGAACTCCCAGTATCCCGTGACTGGCACGTTCGCGAAGTCCCATCGCGCCGCCAGCTTGCTGCTGGGCAACGCGGATGCAACATAGCTACGCGTGACGACACCACCGGCCAATCCCCCGCTGCTACTGGTCCACCCCGCACCGTTCTGCTCAAATCCGCTGTTACCCAGCAGATTGTCGCCCCCTACGCTACCCAGGGAGGCTGTGACGTTGGTGATCGCCGTGCCCAGGCTGGTGATATCGCTGCCCTGCAACGTCACTTGAGATTGCAACGATTGCAGCGCTGAGTTGCTGGCCTTGCCGTCCACCTCCGTGCGCAGCGCACTGATTAGGCCGGCCTGGGCGCTGATCTGGCCACCTTGGATCTGGACCGTATTTGTCAGTGCCTGCAGCCCCTCGGCCGTGGCCAGAACATCGGTCACCTCCTCGACCATTACGTCGTCAACCCACAACGTGCCCGCCGTGTGGTCGCTGTTGACGTAGACACGCAACGCGCTGATCGTGGTCGCAGTACCTATCCATTCCAGCCGCGTCCAGTCGGTGCGGTTGGCCGCAAAAGCGAGCCCGGCGATAAGACCATTGTCCTGGTTGGCGATGCGAATTTTGCCGTTGCCGCTGGTCCCGTTGTAATCCGCATCAGTCCGGTAGTACGCGCTGATGCGATATTTCTTCCCGGTTGCAACAGGAATGTTCAGATCGGCGGCACCGTTCGCCGTCATGCTGCGAGTGCCGCTTGGCGCGGTGACCTTCAGGCACTTGCCGGTGCGGCCCTCAGCAACGATAGCCACGCCGCTCATGTTGCTGTAGGACCAGCCAACGCTGTCACCTTGATCCCAGCCACCGTTGAGCACCATGTTGCTTCCCTGCGCAATCAGCGCAGGGAGCTTCGCATTCACTGCAGTGATCGACTGGCTCAAAGCAGCCACGTCGCTCGCGCGAGCGAGCGCTTCTTCGGTGACCGAGGCGGAGGTTGCAAGGCCGCCTGTGCCGGCAGGCATCCGCACTTCCATCGCATTGATGCGCTGTACTTGGGCGCTGTCGGCCGCTACGCGCGCCTTCAGCTCCTCGTAGGCCAGGCCGGAAGTCAGCTGCAGCGGATCAGTGCCGGTGTAGCTGCCTCGCATCTGTACGGCCAGCGTGTTCCGCTGGCTCGCCTCCGCCGCGATGGCATTGGTGCGAGCCAAGGTCTCGGCCTGCACCAGCGCCACGGACGCGCCCGGCGTCGGGCGGCCCACCGCCACGTAGTCGATCAGGTAGTAGTTGGCCACGGCCTGCGCCGCGCCCAGCTGCAGGCGGATGCGGTCAACCGTACCCGGCCACCAAGCAATGTCCTGCACGTCCACCGTGGCCACGCCGTTGGCATCCCACGCCGGCTCGGCGATGGATACCCGCTTCTGCGTGTTCCAGTTCTGGTCGGATGGTGTGATCCACTGCAGGAAGCCAGCCCATGTCGGCGAGCCCACGCGCTTCACGCGCAGCTTCACGAAGCGGTATGCGCTGCCGTCCACCGCCAGCGCCGCCGGCGACTGCACCCACGGGGTCGACGCCGCATTGGCCGGCCGCAGCCAGCCGTCCACCAGGGTGGGCGTGCCGTTTCCCGTCCACCCCTCCACCGTCTGGTCGAAGTACCAGATGGCTCGGCTGTCGAACTGCGTGCCGCTGCCGGCGGCCACCTCGGACAGCGCGCGGGCCAGCGACTCGACGGCGCTCTGTCGGGTCTGCTGCTCCAAGCTGATGGCAGCCTCACGGGCCAGCTTCTCGCTCAGCACCGCATCCGCCCGGGCACGCGCCTCGTCGGCGATACCCTGCATGGCTTGGGTGTACTGCTGTTGGCGCAGCGTCGCCTCGGCCAGCAGGTCCTGTGCGGCTTGCGCCATGGCCGCCGCGCGGGCGGCAGTTTCGGCAGCGTCGGCCCGCATGCGTGCCAAGGTCTCGGCGGCCAGCTTCTCCTGCTGCTCCACCAGGTCGGCAGTGGTGGTGGGCGGGGTCACCTCCACCGTGCTGCCGGCGCCGGCCTTGCCGCGCACGGTCGGCGTGACCCTGAACCACCACTTCTGCCCGCTGCCGTCGCTGTAGAGGTAACGGGTTTCGGTGGTGCGGTGGATCTCCGTCCACGGACCTTCCGCGGTCGGCCCGCGCTCGATCAGGTAGATGCCGCCTTCTTGGTCGACGGCCGCCCACTCGATCAGGACGCCATCGGCTACCGGATTCGGGGTAACCCCCTCCACCGGCGGCACGACGGCCGCCTTGTACGGCATCGGAAACCAGTTGGCGTAGCGCGGCGGGGCCGGCGACGGGGACGGGAGAGCGCTCCCGCCGATATCCACCAGCGTGAGTTTCCGTTGCAGCATGGGTTACCTCGTCAGGCGTTAAGCGATTGGCGCAAGGCAGAGCTGGCCGACGAGCGGACACCCTGCGTAGTGGTGGAAAGCAGGTCTTGGAGCAGACCCTTCACGTCGGCCAAGAGCGCGTTGCTCTGCTGCACAGCAGTGGTGGTCGCAGCTTGGGCGTCGTTGTTCACGACCAGGTCAAACACAGCTCGGCTGAAGTTGTCCGGCAGGGCCTCGATTGCGTCGGCCAGAGCGCCCATGCTGGTGCCGTCCTCCATGTCGAGGCCGCCAACCTTCATTCCATCGATCAGGCCGGTGACCTGGTCGTAGAGGCCGTTGTAGTCCTTGCCACTGGCGAACAGGTTCCGACCGAAGCCGAGAGCGGCCTGGGCGGCCGCCTGCGCGGCGTTGGTGTCACCTCCGGACACAGCGCGCTCCAACTCCTTCATCGCCTCGCCCAGCTTCTCCTGGTCCGTCAGGGGCGAAAGGTCGCTGATCGACAGGCCGTACTGCATGGCCTTTTTGTCTTTGTCGATCTGCGCCTGGAGCTTGCCCATGTTCATGGCACGCAGCGCTTCGATCTTGGCCAAGTCCTCCGCGCGGGCGCCGGACAGACCCAGTGCCTTGGCATAGTCGTTGGCAGACTTCACCTGTTGGCGGTAGGTCCGCTCGATGCTAAGCGCCTGCTGCTGGTAGCTCGACAGGTCACCCGTCAGAAGCTGCGTCGACACGTCGGCCATCAGGGTGGCGTAGTTCCCCAGCAGCCCGGTCACCTTCTGCACCTGGGTGGCCAGGTCCGTGCCGGCCACGCTGGCGAGATCCTGGAAGTAGTCGACAGCCATGTTGACCTTCTCGATCTCCAAGCCGTTCAGCGCGCGGCCGAGCTGGTCTGCATTGCCCACAGCCAGCTCGATGGACGCACTCAAGGCTGAGAACACATCCGATGCTTCAAAGTAGCCATCCAACTGGCCACCAAAGCCCGACGCCTTGACCGCCTCGGAGAACAGGCGATCCGTCATGTCGGCCAGATAGGCCTCCAACTGCGCTTTCGCCTCGGCCGAGTCCGCCGACAGCTGCAGCTTGCCCAGCGACACCTTGACCCCGGCCAGCTGCCCGGACAGATCGACGCCGAGCTGCTTGGCCAGGTCAGTGGCAGCGCCGCGAACCTGCCGCGCCGCCATGTCGAACGTACGATCAATGCCAGGATCGAGAGCCGCGTACTGCGTCCACTTCTTGTCGCTTCGGAAGAGCCCCCCCTTGGCCTTGATATCGGCGTAGGACTGGCCGCTGAAACCACCGAACCCGTAGTCGCCCGTAATACCCTGGCCGGTCACCTTGGGCGCGCTACGGCCGAACAGCTTCGCGTGGATGCTCGACCCCGACAGGATCGATGCCACCTTGTCGTTGAACCCAAGGCCGCGGAACCCTTTGTCGGCCAGCCCCACGGCGCCGGCCGTGGCAATCTTGCCCGCCCAGCTTTCGCCGTTGGCAATGTCCCAGCCTTGATCGAACAGTTCGGCGTTCTTCATCATGCCGGCCACGATCCAGCCGATGATCGGGACCGCCGCAGCTGCAGAGGATGCACCAGCGCCGGCGGCAGCCGTGCCACCGGCCGCCGATGCGCCGCCGCCGGCGAACGCGGCGATGTTGTTGCCGAAGCCCATCAAGCTACCGGCGCTGACGCCGCTGCTCGCGGCACCAGTGGCTGCACCGAACAACCCCTGGCCCTGTGAAAGCAGCCCGGCGACATTGCTCAGGTTCTGTCCGCCAGCTGCGGATCCATTGCCGCCGAACAGTCCCATGATGCTCTGCAGGCTCAGGCCATCGCCCTGTCCGCTGATCCCATTCATGATCTGCGTCTGGATCGGGATCACCAGCTTTTGCCGGAGCAGCTCGCGGGCAATGTCGCGCAGGCCCTGCTTGGCTACATCCTTCAGATCGTCCCACAGGCCGTTGAAGTCCCGCAGGCCGCTGGCCACGAAGTCGGCCATTGCGTCGGCCGCACCATCCACGCCATCGAGAACGACGTTTGCCCACGCCTCGGCGTTGGCTGCAGCCTCCTCCACCTTGATCGAAAGCGCAGCGGATGCGTCGGCGGCGGCCAGCATCGACCGCTCATAGGCCTCGTAGCTGTCCACACCCTTGGCCAAAGCCAGGGCTTCCTTGCTTCCTGCTGCCTCAACGGCCCTCTGCAGCTCCTGCCGCATATCGCGCTCGTTCATCATCTGCCGGCGCGACACCTCCCTGGCCCTGCCCACCTTGCCCAACATGGCGACTTCGGCGTCCATCGTCGCAAGCAGAGATTCCGGACTGGCCAACGCCTTCTGGATCTCAGCGCTGGACTGCTGCAGCGCTTTCTGCGATTCCAGCACGAGCATGTTGTATGCCGATCGCTCGATGCGGCCCTCCTTGAGGGCCTCCTTCAGCTGGTCCTCAAGCTGTTTCTGGCGCTCGGTAGCCTCAGCCATCGGGCCAGCCATGGTCGCTGCAGCCATTGCCGCCTGCTCGCCATAGCGCTTGACCGCCTCGGCATCGGCCTTGCGGTCCTTCGCGCCGGCACGTTCCGCCGCGGATGCGGCCTTGCGGGACTCAGTGAACTTCTCTTGCGCGGACGCCAACTCTGACTGCAATCGGATGTACTGGGCGCCCTTCTCTATGTACTGCTTGACCTTTGGGTCGTCGCGCTTGGAAAAGTCGACCCCACTAGCCTGGGCCTCCTTGAACCAGTCGCCTACATCCAGCTTTGCGACCTCGGCTGCACTCTTACCCACCCGGGCCAGCTGCCCCGGAAGAGACTGCATCGCTGAGGAAATCCGCTTGCCGGCCGCGCCGGCCGACTCCCCCAGCACGTCGAACGAGCCCGACAGCGCGTCGGTTGCGCTCTTTGCCTGAGCGCTGCTGCCCGTGAAAGCGTCGAGGATTGCGCGCTTGCGGTCGACCTCCCTTCCCGCTGTCGCTGCGGCGGCGGTCTCCTCGGTGAGAGACTTCGCCACCGATGCGGCGGCAGGCGAACCGTCGAGCATTGCCTGCCAGGCTGCATCGAGTCCGCTGGCAAAGTCATCTGCGCTGATCTTGCCGGTCTTAAACGCCGCGTCCAGGCGCTCCGTTTCTTGGATGAACGCTGACGCTTGGGCCGCAGTGGAGAAGTTCGTAGCCGCCGCAACCATTTCGGTGATGGAACCGGTGATGGTGCGATAGTTTGCGTCGATCTCCTTCTGGAGGCGCAGAATCTCGCCCGCCTGCTGTTGCCGATTGAGCTCGCGGAACTTCTCAATAGCCGTGTCGGCAGCGCCGCCAAAGTCGATGAGCGCAGCGGAGGCGGTATTGGTGTTGTCGCGGAAGATCAGCCAGCCAGCCGCCGCGGTGGCCAGCATCGTCACAATCCCGGCCGGCCCACCCAGCAGAGCAAGGGTCGATGCGCCAGCGCGCGCCACCCAACTGGCATTGGCCACCGTAGCCTGCCCCTGGGCCTGCGCAAGCAGCAAGACAGCCTGTCGATGTTCCAAGGTCGCGGCAGCAGCCTTGGAGCTGATGGACACGCTGCCGCCAATTGCCGCTGCGCGCCGCACCTCTGCTTGAGCATCAAGCATGGCGGCACGGGTTCGCAGTTCAAGCTGTTGTGCGGCCGCTACGCTCTGCGCTGCGGACGCCCTGTCAGCGACAACCCCCGCATTTGCGGCTGCTACGCGCGCCAGAAGACTCTTGAGAAGAGGTCCAGATGCGAATGCCGCGGTCGCGACGGCGACAGCCTGAAGGTTGTTGCCAATAAGGCCAATTCCCGCTGCAAGGGACTGCGATGCCCCTGCGGCCTCATCGGCGCGACCGATCATTTCCGAGAGATTGGTGTTGAGCTGGGTCATCGACTGCCCAACCGTCGCAGCCATCTTGCCGAAGTCAGCATCAACTGCAGAGGCCTGCTGCTGGAGCGCCTTTACAACCTGATCGGCGCTCAGCTGACCGGCTTGACCCAGCTCCCGCAGTTTGCCTATCGGAACGTTCAGCCCCTTGGCGATGGCCTGCGCAAGCGCGGGCGCACCCTCGAGCACCGAATTCAGTTCTTCGCCACGCAGTGTGCCGGAGGCAAACGCCTGCCCCAACTGGACCAGCGCGCCTTCGGCGGCGGCAGCACTGCTGCCGCTGATCACCATGGTCTTACTGATGGTCTCGACCACCCGCGCCAAACCGGACCCGGAAAGCCCCAGCGCCTGCTGGTTCATCGCGATGCGCTGGTAGAGCTCAGCGGTGGCCCCTAGCGGCTGACGGGTAGCCTTGGCGATCTGGATCACGTTCTGCTGTGCGGCAATGAACGCGACCTGGTCCTTGGTTACAAGCCGAAGCCGGTTATTCAGGTTCGTCCATTCATCAGCCTTGCCGATCACCGCCTTTGCAGTTGCCAGGGCCGAGGTCATCCCAATGGCTTCGGAGGCCACTCGCCGGAAGCCGGAAGCCACTTGGTCAGCCCCGCGCTGAGCCGCCTCCGACATGGCCGTCTGGATTGTTGCCATGTCGCGCTTGACCATACGCGCCGCCTTTCCACTATCGCGCTCAAACGAGCCCGATTTCAGCAACAGGTCAACGGTCAGGGTATAGAGGCTCATGATCTCTCTCAAAAAAAAAGCCCGCACAGGGCGGGCTTCGGGTTCTCGAAATCGGGCTATTTGAGTGGTACTTCGGCACCGTTGATGGTCAGCGCGGTGACCACCCCCGCTCCATCCGTAATGCAGGATCCCGAGTCGCTGTCACGGGTTCGGTTCCGCTGGGCGACAGATAGTCCTGACCCCTCTGGCCACGCGAAGTAGTGCTCCTCTCCACTGCCAAAGTCCTTCACAGGAGGCACGTTTGTGGCAGCCGGGATGGTTGAGGCGGCCTGAATCGCTGACACGCAATTTTGAAAAGCCGCCTTCGCCCCGTCCTCCTCAGCCTTTGAACAGCCAGCCAACGCGACGACCGGCAACAGCGGCAACCAATGTCCTTTCTTCATGGAACCTCCCGATATTTGTCGGGATCATGCCAGCTACGCCGGGATTTCCTCAAACTCCATTGTTCCGGAGAAGTAGTTTCGACTGATGTTCTCGGCGCTCGGCAGCTGGGTCGGGTAGCCATACATGGCCGCACGCGCCGCCAACGCTGGGTTGAACACCTTCGTAGCCATGTCCCTGTACTGGGGAACCACGCACGACCGACGACGCCCGGCCATCGCCGCAGCGACCGTCTCCCAGTCCACACCACCAGCCAGACCGCCGCCGCGCACAATCTCGGTAGCTCTTCCGGACAGGTTGCACGTCATGCGCCGATACAGCGCGCCATCCACCGTGTTCAACTGCCCGCCCTTGGTCTTGGTGTGGGCGCTGCTGTCGACCAGCACCACGCCCCAGCCGTCGCTGATCCCAACATCGACCGCGCGGAAGATTGCGATCTCCCCTATGTCGACGTTGGTGTCCGTCGTGACGATCTCGACCGACACCACCGACACCGCCGCTGTTCCTTGAGGAAAGAGCCAGGCGCACACGCTGCCATCCGGCAGCTTGATGGTCGTACCGACCGCGCCGGCGGCACGCACCTGCACGCCGGCCGGCACGCTCAGGCCGAGGACAGCCACGATCCCCGGCACGATGGCCTGTGCGAGCGTGACCGTGATCGCGAGGGAGCCAGTGCGCCGGATGCGCGATGCACGCCCCGGCTTGCCGTCGAACAACGCCGAGCCCTGATCGGACGTGAGCCAGGTGCCTCCGGTGAGCGTGGCAGTTGCAACTGCCGGCATTCCAAATCCAATAAGCACGCTGCTATCCCCACACCGTCATCACCACATCACCTGTGGCAGGGTTCCGCTCCACGCGGCGCACCAGCACCGGCTTGCCGTCGGCCAAGCCGTAGCGGCCGTATGTCAGCCGGCCGACCTGTCCAGGCAGCGGCGCCAACTGCTGGTCACCGCGCACGGTGAACTGGTAGAAGAAACGCTGCTGCCGGTAGATGCCCACCACCCGGTCGATCTCGGCCTGGGCATCGAGAGAACGCCAGAAGAGCGATATGACCGGATCAGCCGCATCGGCCCGGCGGTAGTGCGCGTCCAGTGGGCCGGCTGCGTACACCTGGCCGCGATACAGGGCTGTCAGCTCGTCGCGCCGCGCCTGCGGTACGTCCACCACGTCGGTAACCAGATCCGATGCCCCAAGGGCCTGCGCGTTGGGGCGATAGGCCATCCGTCGCGTGAGGTTCGGAGCGTCATCGGGGACGCCGACCAGGTCCGTGGCCATGTCCGCCTCGGACAGCTCAAACGCCATCGGGCCGGTGAACGCCTCTGGCGCCAAAACGCGAACAAACCGCAGCACACCGGTTGCGTCCTGATAGCAGCCAGTGCCGAAGCTTGGGAGCATCGCGTTCAACGCGTCGCGGCCGGTGACCGCCGAGCCTGCGTAGTAGCCGATCCCGGCATAGCCGGTGGCAGCATCCACCGCCTGGCAATCGGCCAGAGACCATGCCCCACTCCCCAGGCGGCCCATCACATCCGCGACAGCAGCAGCGAGCGTGGCCGGTGCCATGGCGGGCCCGATGCTGGACATGTCTGCCACCACCGGCGTTACCGGCGGCGACTTCATCAGAAGCTGCTGGCCATCCGGCGATACGCTGAACGTGCCCGGCTCCATCAGGTCGCCACGGTCCATTACCGAGTCGACGTAGACCCGCCCATCCGCGACGAACATCGCCGTAGCGTCCGAGTTGCCGCCGGCCGCCGGAACACTGGCCACGGCGCCGATCACCACCGGCTGGGGCTTCCAGGCCAGTGACTCGACGTTGGGTAGGAACACCCCGCGGTTCAAGGTCAGCCCCAGGTAGTCGTGGGCATCCCGCAGGTGCAAGGTCTTGCTGCCGTCGTCGTTGATCTCGATCTGATCGACCGCGCAGCGGAACACCGGCGCCGCGTCGGCCAGCATGGCAGTTTCATCCACCATCAGGATCCGCACAGGCTCGCCCGAAGCGCCCGACAGCGCCATACCGTCAAGAAGCCCCTCTGCATCGGCAACGACGCACTGTGCTGCGGCCGTCTGCGAGACAGGGTCGCCCCCCCATGGCCAGAAACTCAGCTCTTGCACCAGGTTGACGCCTTCGGCAATCAGCCCCTCAAACCGTGCGTTGGCCGGGCTGTCGCCCGGGGCACTGAGCCAGTCAGCGTCGGCCAGCCGGATTGGGGCGACAGCCACAGCATCCAGCCGCCAGCCGGCAGCCGCTGCCTCGCTTCGCGGCGCCCACTGGCCAGCGTTCACCGCCACGCACAGGCCGCCCGCTTTGGTGGCGGCCAGCCCAGCCGCGAAGTGCAGCGGGCCGCTGAGCAGCAGATCGAGCTGGTGAACCAATGCGCCGTTCACGTACAGCTGCAGGCGCGACGGGCTACCGAACGCGATGCGCAGTCCAACGATATCGCCGTGCACTACGACAGGCAGGCCGGTGGCAATGGCGCCAACGCCCTGCAGCAGTCGCCCAGTAGCAAGCTCCCAGCCAATGCCGTTGGCGTTGGAACCCGGCGATTGGCTGAGCGATGCGGCCGGGGTCACAAACCCCACGACCGCGGCGAGAGCGTCATCGCCCCACACGGCGAACTCCACCCCCGCCGTGCCGCTACCCAGCGCGAAGTCCGAGCGCGCGCACCTGGCGCCGTTGGCGGCGGCGGTCGTGGCGAGTGTCAGCCCGCCGTCGCGCGCAGCGAGCAGAGGGCCAATGGGAAGCGCCGAGAAGCGCCCGAAAGTAGCGGCCATGAGTCATCCAAGGGATTCAAACCAGTCGTGCGCCTCGTCATCGTCGGAGCGCGGCACCAGCGCATCCAGGTAATGCTGGAAGCCTCGCTTGGTGCCTTCCTGGCTATGCGATGCGGTTATGTACGCGGCGAAGGCAGCGGGCTTGAGGTAGAGGCTTACAGGGTCAATGGGGTTCCGCTTGTGGAACTCCCACCACTCCAGAAACTCTCGCCGGGACATGGTCGCCTGTAGGTCTGACACCGTGCGCCGCAGGTGCCAGGCGAGGACTCTCCAGAACCAGTCCTCGCCGCGCTGCCTTAGCCGTTTCCCGCGTCGGCCTGTACTTGTGCTGCCTCGTCGCCGAAGCCAGAGTGCTTCATGGCCACGCGCTGAAGTTCAGCTGCCACCAGAGGCTTCAGCTGTGCGGCCTGCGCCGCATCCATGACCGGCTTTCCGTCATCGTCGCAGATGGTTGCCGCGATCAGCTTGGCGCGATCACCCTCACTCCACAGCTTTCGGAACTCCGCATCCGGCAGCTCGCGCACGTGGAACTGCGCTTTGTCACCGCTGGGCAAGGTGATCATGTCGGCATGCACGTCCTTGGACGCGAACATGCCCAGGTTCGTGAACGCTTGCAGGATGCTCACAGGCTGCTGCTGGGCGTCGGTGGACTGTTTGGTATTGCTCATTGGCCGTGTCCTTGAATGGCGACGGGGCGCGCGGGCCGCGCACGGCTAACACACGGAGTTTCCGCGCGCCCCGTCAGAGAAATGGCCCGCCGAAGCGGGCCATTCGTTTGCAAGCCGTTGCCGACACTTACGGGCCGGCGGCGGGCCGGTTGGTCTTGACCGCACCCGAGCCCCGGATGGTGATCGTTGCTTTCCAGACATCGTTGTCCTGGCTGGTCACCGCGAAGTTCTGCACGAACCCATCGAACTGCTTGGAGAGCACCGTAGTCGGCGGCGTGATCTTGCCGGCCACCGCCACCGGCTTGGCGACGCCCTCCGTCTCGCTCAGAGGTGCCGTCACCAGCCAGTTCACGTTCGCGCCGGTCTCATGCAGCTTCTCGATCTTCTCGTGATCAACGCTGTCGTAGATGATCTCGATGCTGGTGCTGCCGGTCTGCTTGCGGCCAGCAACGAACTGATCCCAGTCATCGTCGTAGTCGGAAATATCGATCTCCGACGCTTGGCCATCGGGGAAGCCGACCGAGCGCAGACGGGTCACCTTGATGACCTCGGTCAGCGCGATGGCGACGAACAGCTGCGAATGCTTCGACTTGATTACCTGTCCCATAGGGATTTCCTTGTAATGCGCCCGTCGCCGGGCATGAAAAAGGCCCCTTGCGGGGCCGCTCGGTTGCTATTGCGTGGATCAGCGCAGCTGCAGCAGCCGCACATCGAAGGAAATGCCCATCGCGTCGGTGTCGTCGCTGTCCGGCGTCGGGTTGTACGACTCAATGCTGCCGACGCGCTCAACCACGTCGCGAATGGCAACGGCCACGCCGTTGGCCTGACTGAGGCTGTCACCCCATACGGTCAGCCGGACACGCCAGCCGTCGGCCGGTGGCGCTTCGGACAGCATCGCAGTGGGTGAGCCGCCGACCACATCCCACGTCGCGTAGGGAAGCTCCGTATCTTGCGGCGCGCTGCCAGGCCACAGCCTGACGGGATCGCCGAGAAGCCGCCGAACGTCTTCAGCACCCTGCAGCAGCGATTGAACCAGGGGAACCATCATCGCCAGCCGTCCTTCTTCAGTTGCTTATCTAGTGCCGCCCAAGTCTCGTCGATGACCACCTGTGCAGCCTCCGGGCCCTTGGCTTCGCCAGCAGGCGTCAAGAACGGCGAGGCCCGCATCTTCTTCGTTCCAAACTCAACGAATCGCCAGTAGTAAGCCCAACCCGTTTCCTCGTAAGCCTTCCCTGCGCGTCCCTTGCGCCGGTTTCGTTTGGTGTTGGCGAACTTCCTGCGGCGACCGGTCTTCACCCCAATGGTGAAGTACTCGCCGCCAGCACCTACCCCTGCACGCTGCCGGCTTCTCGCATCGGCCCTGCGCGTCACGATCTGGGAGACCATGAACCCCGACTCCCGAGGCGCCCGCCGGCGCGCATCATCCCGGATGATGTTGCCGCCCTTGCGCATCCCAATCTGAACAGCCCTACCCTGGATCGCCTTAGGCGCCTGCCTGAGCGAGCGCAGCAGGCCCTCCAGTCCATCGATCGATATCTGGTCAGCCATTGCTCAGCCCTGCCACTGCGATGATCGCCATCTCACTGCCGTCATTGCTGGGGGCGATGCTCTTGATGTCGAAGTTCCGGCCCCGGAACACGATTCGCCACTGCGGATCAACGTTTCTCGGGCGGATATCGAACCGCACCTGTTCCCTATAGCGCTCCGCACCTGCAGCCACAGCCTCGGTTGTAGCTGCAAGGTTGTTGATCGCCTTCGCCCAGATGGACACGACCTCAACCCATGTCGCTTTGTCCGGTCCACCCAGCGGGTCGCGCGCCACGGTCTTGCGCTCAAACCGGATGCGATGCTGCAGGTCCCCATCTTGAAGCGTCATGGCATCATCACCCTTCGATAGGGGCGCAGGAGACTCCTGGCGCCCAAGGGAAGCTCGACCGCCGTAGCTCCAACGACCACGTCAGTCCGGTTGGCGTACAGATGGCCGATGGTGAGCAACACCGCCGAGACAATGCTTGGGTTGACGACCGCCCCGTGGACGCTTGCCTCAGCGGCCTGCACGGCCTCCTGATAGGCAACTTTCGCAATCCGAATGGTTGCTGTGCGCTCCTCGTCGCTCTCGATGAAAACCGCATCGGCCAGGGACTGGTCCCTGGCAGCAGCTGCCTCCCTCACTGACGCCGGGTACAGTGCCCTCGCAGCGGCCAGGTCATCGGCACTCTCGTAGACCCTGCGATTGAGGTACGCCTGCGCGGCGTCGATTGCGCCGGCAATAGCATCCTGCAACTGCTCCACGGGATAGTCCGCCTCCACCCGCACATGCGAGCGGGCCTGTGCGATAGAGACGATGGCCATATCAGTCCTTCTTGCCGTCGGCCAGTGCAGCAGCCAGCTTTTCCACGCCCCAGCGCTTGTCGAAGGGGATGCTCGACGCTTCCAGCTTCACGATCAGAGCGGCCTTGTCGTCGGACGGCGTTTCATCTGCGACTGCCGCTGTAGCGACCGCCGCTGACGCGGCGGCGGCTGCGGCCTTCTTCTCGGCTGCCTCAGCCGAAAGGCGCTGCACGACTTCGGCGATTGCCGATTCGCGCGTGGCCACACTCAGCGCGTTCCAGTCCTCGGCAGACAGGCCCGAATCCCGATGCGCGAGCGCAACCACGTCGCCAAGCAGGACCTCGATACCTTCTTCGAAGTGGAACTGTGCAGGCTGCAGATCCGATCCCAAGAGGATCGTCGCGGGCGTCGGGCTCAGCGTGATTGCGCCGACGGAAAGCGCGCCGGACTCCAGCTCAGGCGGGCACGGATCACCGACAGCGAACTGAACAGGATAGATCTCACCTTTCGGCACTCCACGAAAGGGCTTGGTGAAATGTGCCATTGCGGCTCCCAGATCAAAGGTTGGAAACCGGGCGGCGCTACGCCGCCCGGTCGTTGTAAGCCCGATTACTCGGCGATCTTGAGGGCGCGCATCGGCTCGGGGTTGTGCACGCCGCCGCCCACGCGCTTGGTGGTGTAGAACATCACGTACGGCTTGTTGGTGTACGGATCGCGCAGCACCCGCACGCCCTTGCGGTCGTACACGGTGTAGGTCTGCTTGAAGTCGCCGAACAGCACCGCGGTCGCGTTCGCGGCCACATCCGGGATGGCGGCCACGTCCTGCAGCGCGAAACCAGCCAGGGTCGACGGCTGACCCGCCACCAGCGACGGCTGCCACAGGTAGTTTCCCTGCGCATCCTTCAGCTTTCGGACCATCCCCTGGGACTTCCGGTTCATCGCGAATCTGGCGCCGGCGGTGAAGGCGGACGGCAGGTCGTAGACCAGATCCAGGATGCTGTCACCGTTGATGCCCGCAGCGACGCCGCTGTTCACAGCCTTGATCGCGCCGAACGGATGCTTGGCCGCGTTGGTGCCGCCTTCCACGTAGGTCAGGATGCCGAACGGCTTGTTGACACCGTTGCCCGAGAAGAAGGCATCACCCTCCTGGCGGGCAAACTCCAGCTCCACTTCGCCGGCGAGCCAGGCTTCCAGGTCGATCTCGGCATCGTCCAGCAGCTGCTGGGTCGCGGCCGGATTGGCGTAGATCTCACCCCAGCCGAAGCCCAGAGGGCGCAGCTTGGACGTGGCGGTTTCCGGTCGCGCATCTTCCTCACCGACCCAGCCCGAGGACGTGCCGCCGGTGTTGTAGAGCTTGGTCAGGCCAGCGCCGGAGCAGGGCTGGACGTTCGCCAGCTGACGCATGTCCGAGACGATCACCAGGCGGTCGGTGATCGATCGGTCCCATTCAACCGGCGCCAGGTAGCCGCCTTCGTCGGCCGCACCCTTGTTGAGGGCGGACTGCACTTCACCCTTACGGAAATGGGCACGGAACGAATCGGTGTATTCGGCATCCGCGACACCACTGCCGGCGCTGCCGCCACCCATCTGGAATGCGGCCATCTGGGTGTTGGCCTGGTCCACGGCCGCCTGCAGGCGGGTGATATCGGCGTTGATGTTGTCGACCTTCAGGGCCTGCAGCGCATCGGCGTTGCCCTTCTTGATCTCGTCCAGCTGCTTGTTGTGCTCGGCCTTGAAGTCGGCGAAAGCCTTGTTCAGGCTCTCCACCAGCGCTTTCACGTCCGGCTGGTTGCTGCCGTCGGCGTGCACGGAAACGAGGCCGCGCGGGATGCGGCCGTGGGTCATCTTGGTCATGTGTCGGCCCTTTAGGCTTTGAGATTGTCGAGAAGGCCCTGCAACAGGGCCGAGGTTTCGTTGTCGCTAGCGCTCGGCGTAGCGGATCCGGCAGCGCTCGGCTTGCCGTTGAACAGTGACTTCAGGGTGTCGCGTCGCATGGAACGGGAGTGCCCTGCCTTCGCCATTGCCGCCTCGACCAAGGCCAAGGCCTTGCACCCACCAGATGCCTGCTTGGCATCCTTGGTCGCGGCCGCCCCGTCCAGCAGGCCATCGGCAAAACCATCGTCTACCGCCTGGGCGGCGCCGATCCAGGTCTCTTCGTCCATCATCCGGGCAGCTTCGGCTTCGGAGATGCCCGTGCGGGCGGCGTACACCTTGGCCATGGCTGCGTCGAACGGCTCCAGCAGCTTTGCTGCGTCAGCCATGTCGTGGCGATTGCCGATGGCCACTGCCCAAGCGTTGTGGATCATCAGGAACGACCCGTCGCCCATCAGTATCTCGTCGCCAGCCATCGCGATCACCGACGCGGCCGAGGCAGCCAGGCCCATGACCTGCACGGTCACGCGGCCGGGGTGCTCGCGCAGCAGGTTGTAGATCGCAACGCCCTCAAAGAAGTCGCCACCGGGCGAGTTGACGTTCACCACCACGTCTTTGTCGCCGATGGCTCGCAGGGCGGCGCTTATCCGCTTGGCGGTGACACCCGTCCCTTCCCAGTTTTCGCCGATGGAGTCATAAATCGAGATGCTGTTCGCGTCGTTGCCTGCTGCGCGTACTTCGGGCTCCCAGCGCTCCAGGGCGTCGGGGCGCATGTCGAACTGGGCGGCGCCGAGTCGTCGCTCGGCTCGGATTTCAGGCAGCTGCCGAAGGCTCATTGCTCTTTCCCTTCTGTGTCATGGGGTTGACCAGGTCGTTGGCCCCGGGCTGATCCGATTCCGGGTAGTCCAGCAGGTCGCGGACCTCGTTCTGCGAGTGGAACGGCGCAGTACCACCCGAGCCGAGAGCCGCCTTGAAGAATTCCGCCTGATCCTTGAGCGTGCCGCGCATCAGCGCACGCACGTTGAACTTCGGCTGGAATCGCTCCAGATCCCGCTCGGCGATCAGCGATCGCGCGACGGCCTGCTCCCAGTTGGTGAAGTGCTCCAACATCGTGTACTGCAGGAAAAAGATCCCCAGCTGCTCGATGCCTGTACCCCAACTGGTGTCGCTCAGGAACAGGAGTGGCCGGGGAACGCCGTACAGCCTGGCTACTTCCTCAACCTGCGCGCTGCGGTTCTCGACATGCTGGGCCTCCTGGGCGGTGCTGCCGAACTTGTTGGCCTTGGCGTTCTCCTCCAGCAGCATCCAGCGCTGCGCGGCGGAGGCACCGGCATATTCGGTATCGAGGGAGTCACGCATCCGCTCGTACGCCACGTCACTGAGCGCGTTCGGCACCTCGATGGCCCCGCCAGCCATGTTGCCGGTCTCAAAGATCCGGCTCGCTGCATGTTCCGCGTCCAATGCCAGGCGGATGGCCCGGTCTGCCAGCTTCATTCTGGACAGGCTTGTCACCCCATCCACTGACAGGTCCCGGATGTGAAGCACTTCCTCCTGCTTGAGGATTACCTCGCCGCGCTTCTTGGTGTTGTACCGATAGACCATCCGCCAGTCGTCGCCAAGCTCAGCGCGAACAGCCAGGGAGTCCAGCGGTATCAGGTGGATAGGCCTGCCGGCCGACCAGATGATTCTCGCGTAACCATCGCCGTGCCTTTGGCGGGCCAGCTCCATCTGCCGCTTGAACTCCAACGGCGTCTGCCATGGATTCGGCTTGATCTTGAGCAGACGGTGCGCGGGGTGCTCGGTCGCAATCCGCTTCTTGCCACCCGACTCAACCAGGTTCAGCGGCAGCATGCCGATGGTCCCGCAGATCAAGGATAGGCACCTCAGAACCGCCATGTTGCGTAGCTGGTAGCCGCCACCACCGTGGCCACCGCGGGACCGCATGAATTCCAGCAGGGCCGGATCATTCATCCCGGAGAAGTGTCCGGCTTCAGCGCGCGCGCTCGGCGTTGGAGGCGGCTCAATGGCGGCTGGTGGGTTCCAGTACCGATCCAGAGAAGCCAGAGCTTCGGCATTGAAACGAGACATGTGGTTCCTTATAGGAATCGGATGCCGCGGCTCTCATACACAGAGGGACCGCGAGCAGATGGATTGAGTGCCATCAACGACACCGCATTGAACAGCGCCATCAGCGGGTCGATCTTTGCCGTACCGCTGACCTGCTTGGTGATCGTGATGGCGTTCCCGGCAGGAACCACCTTTGCATTGCCAACGCACCACGCCATAAGCGGCTGCCCGGCATGGATCAGATCGCCACCAGCCAATGCGCGCTCGGTCGTTTTGATGGCGCCATTTAGCTTCCAGCCCTGAGACACCGCTACGATCTGCTTGAGATCAATCCCGCGGGCCTCCGTGGTCAGTTCATCGACAATCGCACCGATGCCGGCCGGATCAACGCCGATGGCGTTCTCCTCCGGCATCAGTCCTGCTGCCTTCATCTTGCAGATCGCATCAGCGACCTGGTCAACATCCTGGCCCGGCAGCTTCACGATTGTCAGATCACCTGCCGCCTCAAACTCTTGAAGCTTGGTGACAATGTCCTTGCGGCGCTGCAGGACGATCTCATGCGCCCATGCGTGGGCCCAGGCCAGCCACTTTCGTGTTTCGCGCTCACGCCCCACAGCCACCAGGCCCAGAAGGTCATCGAGGCCGCCGCCGTCGATACCGCTGGTGACCACCTCGCAGCGCTGTACCAGGTCCTCCAAGGTGGCCACCCGTTCCGGCCGGGCCTGTTGCAGCCAGAAGTCAGCACCCGCCCATCGGTCAGAGCGCAGGTTCAGCCCTACCTCGACGTTGGCGTGCTTGGCCAAGAAGCCGCGCAGGGAATGCTCTCCAGCCTGGTCGGCCTTCTCGTACTCGCGTCGCAGGAACTCCGAGTCCACCGAGACCCCAAAATTGGGGTTCACCAGCGGCATGTTCTCCAGCTTCAGGTGATCACCTGCGCTGACCATTTCCGGTGGATGCTCGTACAGCACGGGCAGCGACTGGGGATCCAGGATCTTGCCGTCGCGTACGTCCCGCATGCGCTGCAGGTCCTGTCGGAACACGCCAGCAGGCGGCTCGTCGGACTGAGTCGTCAGTTTGATGACGATCCCTTCCGGCCTTGAAGCCAACCCACCGACTGCCTCGCGGAACATGGCCTCAGCATTCGGCCGCTTGCCGAAAAGCCATTCCTCGTCGATCAGAACCCAGCTCGCCTTCTTGCCACCGACAGTTTCACTGTCAGCGGCAACCACCTTCAGGGTGGCCCCCATCGTTCGATGGGTGATGGTTCGCACATGGTCCTGCACATGGAACAGCTCGGACAGGTCGTCATCGACCTTGATCATGTCCCGCGCTGGAGCGAAAGCGTTGTTCGCAATCTCGACCGTCGGCGCCAGGATGATCATCTCCGCCGACACGCGCCAGTTCAGGATCAGCGCGGTCACCATGATCCCCGCCGCCAGCGTGGACTTGCTGTTCTTCTTGGGGATAAGCATCAGCACTTCGCGAATCAGCCGACGCCCGGTCTCAGCGTCGTATGAGCCGAAGATGGCCGCGACGAAGTCGAAAACCCATGACTCGCATGCCTCACCAAAGGTCGGGCTGCCGGGCGCATCGACGATGCGCAGCTGCTTGAATACCGCCAGAGCCTCCTGGGCCTGAACCGGATAGATCGGTGGCGGGATGATCGACTTCCCGGCCACCAGCCTCTCGGCCCAGTCGGGGCATGCGGTCGTATAGAGCGGCTCACCCATATCAGTTCATCCTCGGCCGCGGTGGCGCAGAGGGGGCGAATCGGCCCGCCACCGCCTCAGCCTTCTTTTGCCGCTCCTCCTTCTTGCCGCCCTCACCCTTCTTCGCGTGGGTATAGGGCAACGCAGCAGAGGCAGCCTTAACCTGAATAGCCGTAGCCGCCACCTGGCCAAGGGCGATCCGCTGGAGCAGGGTGAGCATGTCCGTCTCTTCCTGCTCGACAGCGACCGCCTTGGTGCGCTTCAAAGCACCGCCTTTCGGCTGGGTCTCCAGCTGGACCTCTACCGCAGCTGCCTTCTTGTCAGGCGCCGCAGCGGCCTTCGTATTTGCTGATTTCTTAGGCGGCGCGGGCGTTGAAAGCTTGGGCTTTCGACCGGCGCCAGGCCTTGCGCCGCCTGCGTTCTTACGCGCGCCGCCGCTCTTGCCTTTGACACCTGCCATTTGCTGATTTCCATTCCTGCGGGATTTTTTTCCACGCGTGCGGGGGGACGCGGTCTAGGTCCGAATCGCAACCATACTTTTGCCACCCCCTCCGTATGGCTAGCGTTCGGGCGCGTGGAACATTACTCCCAACCCAACGAACCAGACAGGTTTCACGCTCGCTGCGTCCTGCGCTCAATCCTCTGCTTGGCTCCGTCGTGGCAGGCCTTGCAAAGAGGTTGGTGGTTCTTCGGATCCCAGAATAGGCGGTGATCGCCGCGATGAGGAGTGATGTGATCGACGACCGATGCAGCCACCACCCGCCCGTGTGCCGTACACATCACGCACAGCGGATGGATCTCAAGAAAGCGCGCTCGGTGCTTCTGCCATCGGTATCCATAGCCCCGTTTTGTGCTGCTCGTCTCCGTGCCGCGCCAGCTTCCCGGAGTCACACTCTTGATCCGCGTTGAAACTGCGCTGATGCGTGGTGGGACTGTGCGCAGCCGTGCCATCAGTAGGGGTTCCCGTCCAAATCGACGCGTGGCGGCTCAGCGCCCTCGTCTTGGACCGGCACGCCGACCTCTTCACCCAGAAGCTGCGCAACTGCCTGGACCAGCAGACCGACGTGCGTTCCCAGCTCCGCTATCTGCTTACCTTGCTCCACGAGAGCGGAGTGCTGCTGCTCTGCCAAGCTCAGCAGCTTGTCGAGTCGGCTATCGGTCACGATCCACCTCAATCACGGCTTGGCAGGCACGGACGTGGTTGTCGGCGTCTCGTCCGACTTGAACAAAAGCGCCCGCAACCTCTGCTCGTAGTTGGGCTGCCTGGTCACGTTCGACGGCGCCGGCGACAGCTTGGGACAGGAGGCTGGTGCTGCAGGTGGCGAGGTCGTCGCGCAGCTGGAGACGACCAGCGCGCAGGTCAGCCACAACAGCAGCAGGGACGGCTTGGGCCGCGGTGCGGTCTTCTTCATGCTTGGCTCCGATGTTGGCCAGGTCTTCGGCCTGCTGGTGTTCGATGGCACGGGCCTGCTGCTCAACCTGCAACGCTTCCTTACTGGTTGCTACCTGGCTCAGGGCTACGCTGCCCTCGGCGCGATCACCACGCCACGCCCAGCCCGTACCGAACATGGCTGTGGACCAAAGGACGAAGGCGGCTATCACTGCCACCAAGCGCCTCACGACCGGCCCTCGCACATGGCACGCTCAGCAGCACGACGGTTGGCCAGCCCCTTAACGCGCTTACCGCCCGCGTAGACCCAACGCTCCAGCTCAGGGCACCAGGTCGCAGCCGGCTGGCCGTCGTTGACCTTGCGCACCAGCGTCGAGTTGCAGGCGGCAGCCACGCCGACGTTGTAGGTCCAGCTCAGCACCGCCGCCCACTGGCGTTCACCGAGCGGCACCGTGATGCACTTGCTCACACTGGTCAGGTAGCTGCCCAGCCGGCTGTTGAGCTTTTCAGCACATTCCTGCTGGGTATAGACAGCCTTGTCCGGACGGCTGGTGTCGCCGTAGCAGTAGGTGGCCACACCCACCATGTCGATGTAAGGGGTCGGCGAATAGCCCTCCCACGGCTGAACCAGGGTGGTGGCAGCCAGGGCGATCACTGCAGCGGCGCTCGCGCCAATGATCTTGGCCTTCATGCCTGAGCCCTCTGCCGCCACTCGCGGATCCAGCGCCACCCCAGGTAGCTGATCTGGGCGACCAGATAGATGATCGTCAGCACCACCACCACGCGGTCGAGGTTCGCACCTGCGGCCACCGCGCCAGCCACCGTCACCGGTGGCACAGCCTTTGCTGCAGCACCTGCGGCGGTGCCGATGATTTCGTCCTTCATGCTGGCCCCGTTGCTTGTCCGGTTCGGCATATGCCCCTCCCGGTTGATAGGTGCCCGCCCCTAGCGCCGGGTGGGCACGAGAGTTAGTCCGGCTGGGACGCGGGCAAAGAAAAAGCCCCGGCTTGGCCGGGGCTTGCGATTGGATGGTGGCAAGAATGCCCCCTTTTCCGATGACCTAGGAAGTCATCGCTATGCGGCCTGCGTAAGGGCCTTGTTGAACTGGACGACAGCGCGCGCCTCAGCCGCGCTAAAGCTGGCCAGCATCCACTCGTACACCGGCCGCCAGAACCGGCTGTATGCCGAACAATCAGCACCGATTGCCGCTGCACGCCTGCGCCCGCTGAACGGGTCGTAGCCGCTTCCGGCGCAGCGGGGGCACTTCACGACACCAGCAACGTCGGGATCCGCAACGACCTGCTTGCCACCACAGCCCGGGCACTCGCAGCGGCCGGCCATTTCATCCATCACCGCCGCGGCCAGCACGCCGAGCTGCTCCATGGTGTTGTTCGGCCACGCTGCAGCGCGGGCGTCATCCAGGGCCTGCTCCGTACGCCGCAGCTCCCGGCGCTGCCTATCGGTGGTCTGGCCGCCGGTCCAGCCAATGCAGGCCTTGGCAATGCCGAAGCTCGTCCTGGCGTCTGCAAGGGCATGCATCTGGCGAGTGAACTCAGGCGCCACGAGCCCGATCACCTCCTGTCGCAGCTGCTCCCTGCGGCGCGCCCCACTCTCGGGCCACCACAGCGCCTCCATCAGCTCACGTCCCAGCCCGTGGTGGACGTATGCCAGGGCTGCCACGATCTCCTGCGAAGACGGCCCCCTAGGGCTGCCGTCATAACTCATAGCCTTCGGGCCCGTCCCGCTGGACAGCAGCTCGCGTGCGTCGTTCATCCCCTTCCCCTTAATCGATCTCGTCGGTTGATTTCGCGGCGCAGCGCGCGTGATCGGCGCAACGCCTGCTCGGCCTTCCCGCGCTGGCCCGGTGCCGTCCACGCCCGGTTCCATCGCATTTCGGCTATCTCCTGCTGGAGGCTGCTCAGCAGCTCCAGCGCCTTGTCGTCATAGCGGGTCCGGTCCATTCGCCCAGCATTGCGCGCGCCCGTCGCAACGGCCGCGACCACCCCTTACTGCGCGGTGCCAAACCGAGCGATCAGCGCCGCATCAGCCAGCGCCTGCCCCTCCGCCTTCTTCCCCAGCGCGTCCCATGCCGGCCAGAGCTGCACAGCGCGCGACCTGGCCGCATCCTTCTCCGCGCCGATCAGCCCGGCGCGCTTCTTCCATACCTGCGGTGTCACCAGCGTGGTCGGGCATCAGCGCCGCCACCACGCCCTCGACCACCCCTGCCGCATGGCCGAACCCGAAGGAGGACGCCACGCCCTGACCCGGCATGCTGTGGACCTGCTCGATGTAGGCGTGCTGCACGTCGTGGTGCCCGAGGAACCGGGCCAGCGCCGCAGAGTCGAGTCGGCTCGACTTCCCCAACCGCACCAACGGGGCGCGCATCCACTCCACCGGCACCAAGTCACGGTCGCCGGCCAGCAGCACGATGGCGCCGCTGCAGCCCGGGTCGATTCCAACCACTCGCCTCATGCTGCCTGCTCCCAGCTGGCCGTCAGGCGCTGTACCTGCCCGCCCCGCGCCTGGAACTGCTCCACCGTCTCGGCCCGCCGCTGGCGGCCCTTTTCCTTACCCCACGGCTTGGCCGGGGCCAGGTCGGCCAGCAGATCCAGCCGGGCACGGTTGATCGTCATCTTGTCCGGCGCACGCGCGCTCGATCCCTGCGCCGCGCGGACCCGCTCCCGGTATTCCTTCGTGAGCTGGCTGTCCCTCGCCTTGCGCTGTTCCGGGGTCATCGGCAGCCGCTGCATGCGGGCCCCGGTGCGCTCGTAGAGCCCGGTCCTGCCGTCGCCCAGCTTCCGCAGGTAGCCAGCATCCACCAGGTCGCGCAGCGTACGACGGACCTTGCCGCGCTCGACGTAGCCCACCACGCCCAGCTGGTCAGCCACCTTGATGCCGGTGATCTGCAGGCCGGGATTCGCTTCAAACAGCGCGCGCGAGCGCCCTGCGTAGCTTTTGCTTCGATCCTTCATGCGGCTTTCCTCAGTTCGTTGATGTAGGTCTGCTGGTCAATCAGCTCGTCGTCGGAGCCGTACGTTTCTCGGAAGGTCCGCGAGCCGTCCAGCAGGCTCGGGCCGTAGATCTGGCGCATCGTCCCGAAGGTGTTCCCCTCCATCGGGTAGCGCATGTGGTGCCATTTGCAGAGCGCGTAGCCGCACATGTGGCCTCGCCGCACGTTCCCGCTCTTGGCGTGGTTGTAGTCGCAGCCGTAGACCACCAGTGTCGGCTCCAACAGGCCCTGCAGCTGCAGCGCCAGGCAGGCCATGCAGGGGCCGGTCTTGGCCAGCTCGATCCGGGCCGACTCTTCCTTGGTCGGCGGCGGTGCCTTCGACCACATCAGTAGCGGCTGCCCGGTTGACCCAGCTCATTGGAGGCGGTGCAGGTAAGCGCGTGGTCCGTGCCGCGCGGACAGTACTTGTTGCCGCAGACAGGGCAACGCACCATGCCAAGAACCTGGTCGATGAAGTCCGAACAGCGGTAGCAGGGGCACTTTTCCCGCCATCGGTAGACCGGCTTGATCGCCATTACCGCGCCGCCTTTCTGCAGACGAGCCTTGAGCTTCCCCGTGAATACCCACGCGCCCACCGTCAGGCCCTCGCCAGTTCGGGGTCGCGCATGTCGCGTGCGATAGTTTTCATTGATGCTTGTCCTTGACTGAGTGGGGCAGCGCGCGTCAGCGCAGTTCGGGCACAGGGCCGGCATACCGGGTGATCGGGATCTGGCGCATGCCGTCACGCCAAACGGTCATGCCACGGGTCGCGTACAGCACCAGCGGCTTGATCCCGTAGCCATAGGCGAGATACCAACCGGCCACAGCCACCGGCTCGGTCACCGGGCGCACTTCCAGTTCGACGTGGTCCTGCCTCATGCCGCGGCGTCCTGGGTGGAACCGAACAGCTCGGCGATCTCGGCCAGCCGCTTACGGGTGCGCTCGTTCGCCTCCGGGCTCGCCTCGACTCGACCGGCCAGCAGGGCCAGCGGGTTGAATGCCGGCGTGGCCGCCGGCAGCGCCAGATACTCGGCGACCTGCTCATGCGCCAGGCGGCCAGCGTTGATTGCCTGCTGCAGCGCGGCGTCCCTGGCACCAGCGTCGTGGCCGAGCGACGGCTGGTAGACGGCGCAGCCGCCTGCAGCGCGCGCCTCCTTCACCAACCGGGTGTAGACCTCCAGAAATGCTGCCCGGCCTGCGATCTTGTCCCCGGCCTCGACCAGCGGCAACGCAGCGGTCCATGCGTCCCGAGTCTGCTCGGACCACACCAGGGTCACCGCTTCGTCGGCGGCGCGGATGGCCACAGCCCATGCCTCGTTCGGGGCTGGGTGGCCATCATCGATGCGCTCCATGATCGCGGCCAGGCTGAGCCGTCCCTTTACCTCACGACGGCAGGCGGTAAGCGCGTTGGCCAGCACCTGCAGCGGGTAGGTCGCCAGGTCGGTGACCATGTAGGCCGCGGCGGTCGGGCGGATCTGCTCGCCCATCACCTCAGCCGTGGCCACCAGCATTTCGACCAGCCTGTCCTGATCGGCATCACTGAGCATTGGCTTTCCCCTTCATTCGGCGCAGTAGCGCCTTGGCGTCGTCGGCGGCCGAGGCGTTGGCTTGGGTCTGGTCCTGCTGCTGGGCGACGGTATTGGTCACCTGTCGACCGGTGGCCCACTGCGTGCGGTAGGCCTCAGCGCCGGCCAGCAGCACGCCCAGGTCGTGCATGCGCTTCACGGCGTACTGCTCGTTGACGCTCACGAACCACCCAGCCACCAGCGGCGCCTCGTCACGGCCCAGCCGCTTCACCAGATCCTTGACGTTGGCGTTGACCTTGGCGTTGCGCACCGGGTCGACGCCGTGGCGCTCGCGGTAGGCGATTCGATAGGCCGCCCACGTCTGCCGGCAGGCTTCCTGCAGCTGTTCCTCCTGCGCCGCCTTCGACACCGGCGTGGCCGACAGGCCCGCCGGAGATGACGGTTCGTCTGACGATTCATTGGTGGTTATATGACGGTTAGGCGGCACGGGGCGCACCTCCAGACCTGCGCCCGGTGCATCCCCTCCTGCAGCGGGCGCATCCCCACCTGTACCGGGCGCACCCCCTGCATGGGGCGCAGCACCTGCGCCCGATGCAGCACCCGATTTGCCCGCCTTGCGAGAGCCCTTCGACGGTGCTGCTGCCTTGTCGAAGTTCGCCGGGGTGACGTTGTAGACCGTGCTGCTATTGAAACGGCGGTCACGGGTCAGCAGGCCAACCACTTCCAGATGATCCATGGCGGTGCGGACGGCGCGCGGCGACATGCAGCAGCGCGCGGCGATGGTGCCCACGGCCGGCCAGCACACACCGTCGTCGTTCGCCTGGTCAGCCAGCGAGATCAGCACCGCCTTCTGCGTGACGCTTAAACCCTGCAGCGGCCAGCACTGCGACATGATGATGGTCGACAT